ACACTTTCACCTAATTGATTTACCAATAGAAGCACCTATTGATTACGAGTTAGAAGACATGGGAGCTTACGAGATAGGAGCATATGATGAATAATAACTTACTAAAGTTTCCATCTATAAGAATGGCTTTTAAACAAACAACCGATGCGTTAGATAATCTGGCGCAAGAAGCAGTTAGGCATAGTAGTAAAGAGGTAGCTGAAGCTTATAGAACTGCATTTAGTTTAGTACGTGAAGGCATAAAGCAAGCAGAAAACCTAGGTGAATCTAAACTACAAAAGCAAATTGTAGATGTAATGGATAAGGTATTAGCAGCAAGACATAAAGACCTACAGTCTCAAGCTGAAAGAACTAGACAACTAGTTGAAAGAAGATATGAGCAATGCTCTACTGATCTTGCAACAGAACTAATAAATAACCTAAAAGAGCTTAAGGTTTCTAAAGAAACTTTAAACGATAATATAACCGAATTATATGAAGCTGCTGCTTACCATGTAAGTAAGTACTATGAAGAGAAAGGTATTGATGTATGAAACCATATCATAACGAAGGATTTGGTTGGGCTTTTTTCTGGGTGGTAATGCTAATGCTAGTGTTACCACTTGCAGGCCTAATGACTATAGACGATACATGGGATAGACTAGTAAAAAAATATACAGACCCATGGAAGTCTGACTGTTGGGAAACCGCCAAGCACGAAAGAGTTTGTCGAGATAATAATCAATGTAAATGGTTTAGGAATTTTTGTCATGAATGAAGGAGAAGCATTGTTACTTACTATGATGATTGTTGTAGTAGGAACCTTAATATTAAACGCAATAGTATATGGAGTTATAAATGCCTAGTCACTTTCCAGTATATGTAAAAAGTAATGCCAAGAATATAGGGTTTAAAGACATGGCCGATGTAGATTTCTATGTTGGCTTTAGTAAATATAATAGTAACCATATAGGTAATGTAAGAGTAACACAAGAAGTATTAGATAAAAATACCAGAAGATTTAGATTGTATCTTAATGACGAGTTAATATCAACCAAACATATAGAAAGGTAGAGCATGGCTAACGCAAGAGGAAAAGAAATAGATAACACGCACCTAAGTATAGATCAAGCAGAAGCTAGAGGCTTTATACATAGAGATTATATAGCTCACTGCTTGCGATGGACTAAGATAGCTAAGGATCTAAACCTTGGTGGTAAGTATAAAGAAGCCGACATAATAGATGTAGGTTGTGGTAAAGATATGCCGTTAGCTAGAATGCTACTGACAAATCGTATGGCGCCAAGAAGATATTTAGGTATTGAATATAACAAGATGGAATTACCGTCTATGTTTGATAACACAACCTTCAAACCTGAGTTAATGCAAGATGTAAACTTTGTAACAACCGACATTATGGAAGATAGCTTTAACGTTAGTGTTTGTCTTGAAGTGCTTGAGCATGTTGAACCGTCAATGGCTATTATGATACTTGATCAAATAAGTGATGTAGTAGTACAAGGAGGTACATGTTACTTTTCAACACCATGCTATGATGCAAAGGTAGGAGCAGCTAAGAACCACGTAAATGAGATGACGTATGAAGCGTTTGGTGCTTTACTAGAAGCAAGAGGCTTTGAGATACTAGATCATTACGGTACGTTTGCTTCACAAAAAGATTACAAGCATGAGCTTGATGGTAACACAAAATATCTGTACTCAAAGCTTAGTGAGTACTACGATACAAACTATCTTGCAACTATCTTCGCACCACTATATCCTAGCATGGCAAGAAATGTATTATGGAAATGTAGAAATACACAAAGCAAAGACTTTAATAAAAGGTTTATGCCTATTAGAGATATGGAAGGTATATTAGGATCATCTGATAAAGCCAGCGATCTAAGGTATGCGTGAGCCAGAAAGATACTATGACTGGATGTTATGGAAATTAAAACAGGAGAAAGATATGAATGCTAAATGGTCTAAGGTAGATAGTGATATTGACTGGCCTAAGAACATTCACGACATGCACCTCAAATTCGGGGTGCATGCGTGGGTAAAAAGAAAGCTGGCAGAAAAGGATTACTATTCTTTGCACGAGTTTCTACAGTTTCGTATGAGGTTTCTTGATGAAGAACTAAATGAAACTAAAGAAGCGATAAAGTACCGACATGCAGATGATATTGTAGACGGCTTGATTGATCTTTGCGTAATAGCAATAGGAACATTAGACATACTACAAGTCGATGCTAATACAGCTTGGCATAGAGTACATCGAGCTAATATGAGTAAAGAACCAGGTGAAAAAGAATCTAGACCTAACCCTTTAGGTCTACCCGACATGATAAAGCCTGAAGACTGGGTTGACCCAGATCATACAAATAATACAGGTATCACACATTATTTCTTGCGAAAGGATTACGTTGATGACGAACCAGACTATGAGCAGAAGTAAATTAATTAATCATATCAATCACTTAAAGATAGAAGTTGATGTACTCAAAGCACGTAAGGCAGACTTAAAAATTATTGAGATGTTAGAGTCTAGGCTTAAAGAGTATAAAGAAGAACTTAAAGGCGCGGGATAAACCCGCGCTACTAAAAGTATATTAGAAAGGAAAAATATGCAGTTAGTATTTGACATAGAAACCGACGGGTTTTTAGAAGATATGACGAAGTGCCATGTACTTGTCTGTCAAGACGTTGTAACTAAAAAGATTTATACGTTTACCGAC